CTTTTACATTTTGCATTGTTAATAATGTTTGTTTGTTTTTCATTTCATCAACCATTAACCTCAGCTCTAACATACATTTTAAACTATCTTGCAACGTTTCTACAGCTTCTAATTTACTTTGTGTAACCTTACCTACCTTTAAACCTTCTTGAGCTTTTAAAAGCAATATTTCTAATTTGTTCTTTGTAATTGTATAATCTAAATCTGTCATTGTTTTAAATCTTCTGAGTAAAGTAATTCATCACCGAGTTTTTTATCTAATATTTTTATTGTTCTATATATTTCTATGCTTTTTCTTTTTACTTCTTCTTTTTCTGCTTTAGAAGAATCTGTTCCAAGATGTGCATACAAACTGCAATCTATTTCTAAAAGTGTATCTATCTTTTTTTTATTACTCCAAGATTTATAATTCATAAACTCTTGTATGTTTTTATATGTGTATCTCATTGTTTTTGTTTTAATACATTATTACCACCAATTGTAAATCCTAAACCACTATTGTAATCAAAACATAATGGTTGATCAAGAGTTGGTGTTCCTCCTGTTTCTTTGTCTTTAATTTTCTCAACTCTTACCTGTGTCATCATCCAGCTTTCAGGTGAATTAATAAACCTATGAATTGAAAGAAAAGAATCGCATCGATTTGCAAACACTTGACCCCCCTCAACATCAGATTTTCTTGGTGGTTGTATATAACCAGCATATTCGTGGTTTGGTGGAAATACTCTTCTTGCTGATTCAGTCATTGGGTGAGTCATCATATAAATTGATTTACCAGTAGTATTGCAAAAGTCTCTTATGTCATTACAAATCAAATAGTTACGCTCGTATTGGTTAACACGTCTGTCGTGGTTTAATCCTGTAAAAGGATCAATAGCACAAGCATCACAATTACTTTCTTTAAATATCTTTAATAAATCTTTATGGTTGTACATTTTTTTATTGCTAATAAAATTAAACCATTCTGAGATTTTATTATTGTATTTATTTATTTGAGATTTTGTTAATTCACTTAATTTACATTGTGCATACATTTGAATTAAATCTCTTGTTAATTGTCCTGAACTATTTTCTCCTGACCATATACACCATTTAACATTGTGTTTTATACTTAAGCATAGAAAATACCATAACATAAAATTTGTTTTACCTACATTATCAAGTCCAACAATAACAGTAAAGCTACCACGCTTATGAACATACCAATTGTCCATTTCGTTTTCAATACCTAAACCACGTTTAATTTTACCTTCTTTAAAAGCATATAAGTATTTTAAGTTATCTTCTTTATTAACTATCATCTTATAAAATTTGTAGTTAAATAAGGGTCTTTATTATCTTTTCTTATCTTATCTTTTCTTAATGCTTTAGCCCTGCTTAAGCCACCCTTCTTTCCATTGCTTACATTTCGCTTGTGTTCTACTAATCGTTGCTGGTATTGTTCATCTAACCATTTAATGCTAATAGTTTCTTCTTCTATCTTAAATAGTTCAACATCTAACAAAGTACTCCATTGTTTAGGTATTAATGTTTTAATTTGTTTTCTTGTAACATTACATTCTTTGCTCCAGTAATAGCAACAAACTTTCATAAATGCTCCTTGAACATCTAAGTCCATAAATGATATTGAGCCAGTTATCCATTGGTTAGGATAAAATTTAAAGTATGGTAATTCTTTCATATAGCTAACTTTTCTTGTTGTAAATCTTTTTTCCAAACATAACAATTATTATATTGTTTACTTTTACATAGTTTTTTTAAAACATACTTTTTTTGATAAACATTTTCAATATATGCAGTTTTATTATTAATATTTACCTGAATAAACACGTAAAAATCTGAGTTTAAATATTTTTCTTTATTATTAAATTCTTTAGGTTTTATGTTAAAAGTATATGTGTTTTTACTTGCTGCCTTTATTTGATACGTATAACCTTTCCAATCAGCGTAATCAATTTGTTCAAATTCTCGATCTTTTCTTTGTTTATGTAGTTCTTCATTTTCAAAGTTTCTCTTATACCATATTTCAAATATATCTTCACCTATTTTTCCTATAGATTGATTTAATAAATTATCTGGTATTATAATTTTTGATTTATAATTTCTCATAATATATATTTTTATTTAATTGTTTTTTACAAATGACCCGTTGATCATTTTTCCTTTTCTTTTATTAATTACATCATAAGCTGTGTTTATACATTCTTCAATTGTACAATTATTAAAATGTGCAATACTTGTTAAAACAACTACACAATCGCCTATAGCATCAATTATTTCATCATTATCATTATTAATTATTGCTTTAGCTAATTCTCCAGCTTCTTCTTGTAATTTAATATATTGTGTCTTTATATCTCCTTTTTTATATATTCCTTTGTTATTAGCCCATTGTCTAATTGTTTTAAATTCGTTATTTAGTTTCATATTTTTTTATTTAAAAAGTTATTATATAAATGAATGTTATTTACAAAATGATAATACCATCCTATTTCTAAAGATAATTCATTAGAAATCATCTCTTGTAGTTTAGAGAAGCAATATTGATCATTACAAAAACCAAACCATAAGTCATTTGACCTCATCATTACACTCATACATAATTTATTATTTAAAATTGTAAAATTTATTGCATAAGTACATGGAGTATCATTTTCAAAATTAAATCTATCTTTAGCATCATAAATACTTATTGAAGCTCTTCTAGATGTTGGATTATGTTTTAATTCATTTATAACATATTCTAATTGATTACCTCTATTCCATTGGTAACCATAGTTAGAATTTACATTACCGTATATATCCATACAATTATACCATATTTTTGCTTTTTTTGCTATTAATTCAGCAGATTTATCTCCTGATAAATACCATTGCCACTCATACTCAGCATAATCATTATTCCATTTTCTCCAATTTGTTTTTATTTTATTGTCTAAAGGATTATTTATTTGAAATCCTATATTAAACAAAGCTTTTGTATTATTAAACTCTTGCCCTTTATTTAACAAGAGTTCATAATAGTATTCAAAAACTTCTTGAGCGTTATTAAATATCATATTTTATTTTTTAAAACCCACAATGTGTTTCTTGATTGCTCAGGAAAAAATGGAGCCATAATGTTACTTAATAAATTAGCATCAAAATAATTTTTTAAACCTTCATACATTTTAATTTGCCATTCATTCATTAAAGGTTTATAGTCTCTAATACTAGCAAAAGTTCCATATTTATTTATTATTTCAAAACCTGCTTCTAATATTAAAGATTCTAATTCAAAGTGTAAAAATTCTTGTATATCTACACCTCTTTCATCTCCAGAATCATAAGTATGATTACCAGCAGCACCTACTTTTTCATCAAAATTAGGTGTAGATAAATAAAATTTAGCATTTTTATTACCGCATTTTTTCATGTTTAATAAAAATTTTAAACCATTTTGTTTACCAATATGCTCAATAACTTCAAACGAACATACTTTATCAGCATTTACGCTGTTAAAATCAAAATTATTTTGTGGATTTACTAAATCCTCAACATAGAACTCTGCCCAATCTAATTTTTTTAAATCACTTTTAGCAGCGTCTCTAATGTCAATTCCAATATATTTAGATTGTTTAAATCTATTTCTATAAAGTACTTCTAATAAATTTCCATTTCCACAACCAAAATCACAAATTGTTTCTCCAATTCGTGCTTCTTTTAATATATGTACCCATCTTAAATAATGAGCAAATTGATCTCTATGAAACACATGTCTTTCAAATGTTTTTTCAGGGTTTAAATCTGTAGTATTATAATTTTTTTTGTTTAATCTTATATTATCCATTTTTATTCGTATTTAGTTTGTAATTATTTAAAGAGCCTATATAAGCTACTGCATCTAACAAATTATCTTCTTTATAGTTGTAACTATGTCTTGATAATTTTAAAGCTACCATGCAAGCGTACATGTCTTCTGTTGTTATTTCTTTACCTGTCATGCCTTGAGCAATTTTAGCAGCTCTAGACATTCCTTTTTCAAAAGGTCCGTACATTCTTTCTTTTTCTTCAGATCTTTCGTTTATTATTTCATTTGCTTTTTTAAGTATGTTCATAATATGCTTTGTGTTTTTGTTCGTATTTGTAATATGCTAATAATTCATTTTCGTTAAGTGATTCTTCTGTATATACTTTATCAAAAACAGAGGACACTTTTTTTATGTCCTCTACTTTTTCTTTTGGCTGATAATAGTCAACGTACTTAAAATCTTTCTTTTGGATTTTATATGCCTGAATTAAAGCAATATAAGTTATCTTATACTTATTTGCTATCTCTGGCATTGTTAGTCCGTTCATCAACATATTTTGTATATCCAACGAACTCAAACCCAATGCGGTTAAGATTTTTGATTGTTTCATAATACTTAAAAGGGTAAATCGTTTGAAGTATCAGTAACTGTTTTTGTTTCTGCTTCTGAATCTGGCTTCCAAGTATCTACACTAATACTTACATCTTTACCATATTGGTCAGCTTCATCTTTTAAATTAATATTCAACTTAATAAATTTGTTGCCATTATACTCTTGTATGTAATCAGCGATTTTAGTAGGATTAATAGTTACTTTAAGCCATTTAGGATTCATAACTTTACCACTACCACAATATATTGTTTCTTCTTTTTTACTCATTGTTATTTGTTTTTGTTGTTTATAATCTGACATCCAATGCCATTCTTTTTTTAACATTTATACTATTTCTTCTGTTTCTGTTTTTACTTCTACTATATCACTTGAATAACCTTGAGGTTCTCCATTCCACTCTTTAAATTTATCTGTATAATAATCGTAATCCATCCAACCTTTAAATAATAAACTATCATCTAATTTATATATCTGTACATTAAATGGTGTTGTAGTT